CGCCAGAGCACCCTCTGCAATACCGCCAATGTATCCACCCCAACTAGATCCATCTTCGGCTGCCTTCACAATCATGCTGTATCCATTTACCGTTGCCTTAGCCAGCGCCGCTATCTTATTTACTTCAAATGCTGCCCGGCTCTTAGTTGCAAGCCCAGCGGTCATCTGCTCTGCTATCGTCATAGCGTTAGTAAAGTCTCCTTGCCGCAGATTCTGCGAGAAGTTAGCTACCGATAGTTCACCCTTCTTTCTCTTTTCTTCTTCTGCGGCCCTTGCATCAGTGATGCGCGCTTCATATTCCTGATCCAGCAACGCACGCTGATCCTGGTATTTCCTATCCAGTACCGCCGTCAGCGCATGGTGCTGCTCGTCCTGCTTGCGCTTTTCTGCCAGCGCAGCAACTTGCAGATCGTGCTGCTTGGTGATGTTGGTTGTGACGATCTGGAGCTGCAGCGCCGATACCGCCCGTTCCCGATCAATGCCGGTTAGCATGTCTGCCTGGCGCAGCTTTTCCTGAAGCTCAAGGTCTACCAGACCGGCCAGCGTTGTCTCACGGGCTTTGGTCAGGTCGTAGGTAGACTTTTCGGTGATCTTGTTGGCAGCCGCTTCATCCTTTTGTGCCTTGAGTGCCATCTCTGCACTTATTGCACCGTCCGCTGCTGCCTGCGCCTGCCGGATCTGCGCCTCAGTTGCGCCTTTCATGGCCAGTTCGTACACCTTAATCTGCGGTGCAGCTACGCCCAGCAGCTCCATCTGCTTTTTAAACTCTTCGTTCTGCAGTGAAAGAATGGCCGCATTGTTCGGATCGATCTTTGGCGCAGTATCCGACTTCATGTCGATCTGTGGCTTGTCTGATTTATTGGGTACGCCTATCGGCTTTTGCTCGGATGCTGCCCATAGTTTTTCCATACGCGCGGTGAATTTAGCATCGGCTGCATTCTGCTCGGCATCCAGATCGGCAAAGATGGATTTCGCCTGGCTAAACTCCCCGTTCGCTATCGCGACACCGGCGGCGCCAAGTCCGCCGATCTCCGTTCCGATTGCCTCAAAAGTTCGCACCACACCCATGCCGATAGATACGATACCTTTAAGTGAAAACGACAAGGTATCCGCAGCAGTTTGCAGTCCGCCGCTATCCGTCGCGGTATCAACAAGTACGCTCGAAAGATTATCCAGCGTCGGCATCATGTCTTTCATGACAGTCATGCCGACGCCCTTGAGCGCCATACCCATGGTCTCAAACTGATCTTTGACTTCCTGGGCTGATTGAGAGGTTTTGCCATCCAGCGTCAAGCCGAGCTGGTCGGCCAGCTTGCCGAACTTATCCAGCTCTTCGCTGCCGCCGTTCAACATAGGGATCAGGTCGGCGCCGGACTTGCCGAAGATCGCCATCGCTGCAGCCGTTTTTCCCGCGCCATCGCCTGCGTTGTGGAAGCTATCCGCAACCTCGGCCAATACTTCATCGCTGCTTTTCAGCTTGCCATGCGCATCGGTGACGCTGATACCCAGGGCAGCAAAAGCATCTGCCGCCGATCCGGTACCGGATTGCGCCGAGACCATATTCTTGTCGAGCTTGCCCATAGCTGAGGCCAGCGACTGTGTATCGACATCGGAGAGTTGTGCGGCTACGGATAGTCTGGAAAGAGATTCAACGCTGATGCCGGCCTTCTGGGCCATCTTGCCCATCGAGTCGGCAGTCTCGAGACTGCTCTTGAGCAGCTCGACAAGACCACCGGCGACGGCAGCAGCACCCAATGTGCCGATTGCATCACCCAGGCCGATAAAGCGCTCATCCGCCTGTTTTACTTTTTCACCCAGGGTAGCAAGCGAATTCTCGGCCTGCTTCGTCTCTGCGGTGATTTTGATGGTGGATTCAGCCATTTTTGCCGTTCAGTACCTGCAGGGCTTCTTGTTCCATGATGCGCAGGGAGTGGAGCATTCCTGCACGCGCTTTCTTTTTGATACCCATCACGTCCATCACAAACGGGAATGACTCGTATCGCAAACCGATCACTGCATGAGCACCGGCGTTCCACTGGGTATCCATCGCTTTGAAGACTTGCAGCGGCATCCAGTTATCCGGCCAGCATTCGGTATCTTGCGGCTTGTCTTCCAGCTTTAAACCAAACGCCGCCAGTGCATCGTCAGCGTCTTTCGCGTCGCCCTCGTAAAGTGCGCGGGCGACGCTTTTCAGTTTTTTAGGCGGCTTTCATTCATCTCGCGTTGCCATGCCGCGATGATCTCGGTGGTGGCCGGGCGGTAGTTCTTGAGCAAGGTATCGAGCGCTTCCTTGGAATACGGCACCATCTGCCCGTCATCGGCCATCACCCCCGTCCAGGAGACGATTATTTGGTCGAGCGCATCAGACGATCGCATGTCGACATTTTCCTTGAACCATACGGCTACTTTGTCGCTGGCCATATGGCGCAAGGTCATGTTGATTTCTACGGGATCAGCCGCACCCGGGACAGACAGCTTGACGGTCGCCTCAAAGGTGGGATCAGGATTAAGTTTGATCATGGCCTGCCCTTACAGCGCAACGATGCGGATTTCGTCATTGCCGGTTACCGGCAATAGACGCAAGTCGTAGGAATGGAGAATGCGGCCGTTGAAATCGGTCACTTTCGGGTTAATCATCTGCGCTGCCGGGGCGTGCACCAGTATCTTGTTACCCGCGGTCGTGCCGTGTATCAGGCCAATCCCTTGCGAGATATTGCTTTGCACGCTGGACATCATGGAGACTTCCTGCGCTGCGGTGAGATCAAGCGTGACGTTGCCCACGGATACGCGCTGGGTGATGTCGCAAGTTTGGCCGCCCAGCGTGGGGATGTATTGCACGTTGTTTCCGGCGTCCATCGTGATGCCGCGCGAGGGGTAGATCGTGCCGCCAGACAACGCTCCGGCACTGTAAGTACAACCCAAGGTGACATCAGAGGTATTCGGGTCGGTGATCACCAGCGGGGTTTTCCACGCAGTGAGCGTGAGCGACGGATTAGCTATCGCCGTGACGCCACCATCCAGACCCAGCATTTTGAACTTCATCACCGGGCGGGCACCTTCGGACATATCCAGTGATACGGATCCGCGGCAACCCAGCAGTTTATGCAGGGCCCCATCCAGGTGGTAATAGATCGTGTTGGATTCGAACGCACTGGAGATCGGCGTGTAGTCCACACGTACCGCGGCAGAGACCGCTTCGGCAAAGCCGCAAGCACGCAGCAAGGCGCCCCAGGCCGGCGCAGTACCGGCCGTACCGCTGCCGGCTAATTCGACCGAGAACGATACGTCTTTGTAGGCGTTACCCACCAGCTGCTCGGAGCCGCCCATGAAGTTTCTGACCAGGCCACGGTCCACGTTCTGTGCGTTCAGTGGCGTGATGGACAGGTTACTCACCAGCAGCGCATTGGCGGCGCCGGTGGGTACAGCATCCGTACCGTAAGTGGTTTCGATTTTTGCCAGAATGGCCGAGTTGCGGGTATAGCGTGACATGGCTTACTCCTCGTTACGTTGTTTGGTACGTTCCACCAGCGTGAGTGCGCCGGTGTCCGGATCGACCTGGTAGCTGCCGCCGGATGCAGGCGTCTGCACATCGGTTTCCGGAGCAGACGCAGCTGCTCCGGGTAGCGCGCTGCCGGCGGTGGATGTATCTTGTTGGTCTGCTTTGGCCATTTAAGCCTCCATGCTTGTCATCGTTGTTCGGTATTCCACCAAGTAGTTCAGCTCGGTGATCAGCACCGGCTTTTCCAACACATCGCGCTGGCGTGAGATAGCGTCCTGCTTCACATCCATTGCCAAGCCGCCCAGGCTGAGATCAGCCACCAGACGGCGGTGCGCTTCAGCGATAACCGGGTCGGCTGCGGTAGTTGCGTCATCCCCAGCGGTGATCACGGAGAGCTTCACCTGCAGTACACGATCCAGCGCGCCGATCAGCATGCGCTGCGGAGCGCTTTCGTTGCCAAGATCAACCGAGATCGCGGGCATATCGATGGGCTTGATGGCAAAGCTCCAATCGGTATAGACGGCAGTTGCTGCAACACCCGCCACCGGCGTCGCCTTGAGTAGCGCCACGATGGCATTGCGGATCAAAAGCGATTTGGTACTCATTGTTTGTCCAACTCCAGGCTGGTCATGCCGTTGCCATCGGGCTTGTTCTCGCGAACGATGTAGGTAACGGCGCTGTAGATCAACGGCAGACTGCGCGGATCAACGCCCAGAAGATCCTCTTCCAGACATTTAAAAACGGGGTTGCTACCGCCCAACATATTCAATACAGAAGCGCTGCCGTTATCGAATTTACCCTTCAGCGGGACGCTATTCAGCGTTGCGGCATCGGTCATAACTCTCGCTGCCACTGCGGCGTTCACACGCGTTTGCAGGGCAGCGAAAGTCATGATTAAGCAGCTACAGCAACGAAGCTGCCGATCTTCATGCGGACTGTTGCGGACGGGTTGGCTGCATCCGCGACAGCGATGCCGACGCATTGCTGTGCGGTCGCTGTCTTGTTGACGACCTTGTTGGTGGCATCCCAGTACAGACGGTCGCCGGTGGTGATGGCCAGCGCGCTGGTCTTGGCGATGTCGATGCAGCCTTCGCAGCAAAACGTGCCCACCACGCCGGAGGCGACGTCATCGGTCGCAACGCCGAACAGGCTGGTACCGAACAGGTAGCCAACGCCGGAGGCAACGGCAGCGCCAGGGGCCAGATCGAGCAGGTCGCCAGAATTGATAAAGTTTTTCATTTCGATTCCTTTCGTTTGTTTCCCTCACCCTAGCCCTTCCCCGCAAGCGGGAAAGGGGATGAAGGTGGGTTAATTACGCACCGACGTTTTTGTACAGACCGCGGTAGTCGATGGCCTTGGCTGCGAAATCGAGGCGAGCCTTGATTTCCAGACCGTCGACTTCAAAGCCCTGACGGGTTTCGATGTACACGCCGTTTTGGCCTTCCAGGTAGCAGTATTCAACGGTGTCGATCTGCGAGCTTTCAGCGGCCAGATACCAGGCTGTAGCGCTGTTCGCGTCCAGGCGGGCTTCGGCGATGACGGAGAGCGCACCGGCGAACGGGTTGAAGTCCGCGCTCTTTGCGGCGACGTAGGCTTGGCTGACGTACTGGTTGGCGATAGTTTCCAGCGCGGCCGGTACGATGAGGAACTTGGGCTGCAGGTTCATCACAGCGCCTTGCGGTGTGGTCTGCTTGCGCAGTACAGCGCGGGCAACGCCCAGCGAGGTGACGGACAACACGGTGCCAGTGCCGGTGAGGTTGTTATGGCTGGCATGGAACAGGGCGATGGTATCGGCCAGCGCTGCGTTGGCGGTGACGATGCCGTACACGGTATCCGACTCGTAGTTGGCCGCTGCATTGGCGAACAGGGCGGGAACACGGGTCAGCGCGTTCAGGTCGTCATTGATGATGGACTGGCGGGTGAAGCCGATGATCTTGCCGACTGTTGCCAGTTGGTAGGTTTCCTTGCCGTCGGTTACGGAACCGCGTTTGAATTCGCCGTTTTCGTTGACCTTTTCCAGCGCCGGTGCATCGCTCAGGTTGGTGCGGCTGATGGTCTTGAAGTCGGCAGCAGATGCCTGACGTGCCCACGGCGTAAAGGTGCGCGGTGCAGATAGGTAGGCTTGACGCAGCGACTTGTTGGCGACGTTGGCCAGCACGGAAGGCAGATCGGAAGTGCCTTCGAAGGCGCGCTGTGCCAGTTGCATCTTGTCCATGCCGCGTGTCTTGATGCCGCGGATCTCCAGACAGTCGCGTGCCAATTCAAGCATGGACAGACCGGCGTACTCGCGTGCGCCTTCTTCCAGCTTATGGTTTGGATTTGCGCGGTGCATGATCGCGTTCGCCATGAATTCGCGGCGGGTTTCGGTTTCGTCGCCGATCATCCGGATATTGCCCTGGCTGGATACCGGCGTTGCGGCAGTGCGCGCGGCCAGTTTTTCCAGCACAACAGCACGGGCGGCATCTACCGTCACTTCGCTGTTCACCAGTGTCTCGGCATAGTCTGCCTCAAAACCGGCGGAGCGGACTGCAGTGCGGATGTCGGCAGCGCGCGTACGCTCTGCTGCAATGGCTTCGGCGCGGATCGCGGCGATATCGGGTTGTTGCGTACCGCCCGATGCGGTGGTTTTGTTGTCAGGCATTTCACTTCCTTTCAAAGTTAAACCCTCATCGGGCAGATCGACCACCGTATAACGGGCGGCATTCTTGGGCTGCTCGATTGAGCGGCCGATTCCTACGGTGGCATCCGCCGGGATATCCACGATGGATACCTCCATGGGAAGCCATTTGGTCACGCGGTATTCATCCGGCGCGCCTTCTGTTTGTTTGATCAGCGTGCGCTCCAGGATCTGGTAGCCGACGCTGATGTTGCGTACGATGCCGTCCAGGATGTCCTGCACCAGGCCTTCCATTCCGTCACGGCGCGAGAGTTTGATCTCGACATAACCGCGTCCACCTTCAAGCCATGCGCGTGTAGTTGTACCGATGGAGCGCATCGGCGCATCTTCGGTCTCGTTGCAGCCATGATTGAGCAGTACAGCGGCGCCGGAGTTCAGGCGCGTGAGGTCGCATTCACCATCGCCGTGGCCGAGTACTTCAACCCACGGCTCATCCCACCAGCTGCTGCGCAGGTAGGGTTCTTCGGAAGAGAATGGGAATTCGAGTACGAGGTTTTCAGCGAGAAGCGCCTGCTCGGCTTGGTCTTCACCATCGACCGGAGCGACGGGAGCGACGGGAGCGGCGCGTTTTGAGATAGCCAACGCAAAGCTGCGTTGAACCTGACCTTCGATGCGTTGACGTGATGCCATGTGCGCGCTCCAATTTATGAATGCTGCGCACGTTGTATCAATATCGCCGCGACATTTCTGCCAAAAATGTCGCGATTTTTATGCAGCGAGTAGCCAGGCTTCTTCGATCTCACGGAGATGGCGCGGGCG